CTCTTTCTATTTTTTCATATTCTATCACGCCATTACGGTAATAGATATATGCTATTTCATTACTTTCTAACTGTATCGGTGGTAAATCTTCCACCAATACCTCATCACTTTGTGGTGCGTAGGAGGAGGACACATTAAGTGTCACTTCCTTTACCTTCTCACCGTCTAATTTTAGTAATATCATTTATAAGTCACCTCACATTTTGAACAACTCACATAACCAAACTCTTGAACTGCTTCATAATCAGTGCATGTATATTCGGCTTGAGATACAAGTGTGCATGTTTCAAAGTTGCCGTATGTTCTATCTGCTAATGAAACTTCACATAACCAATTTCCACCCACGTTTGTGCAAACTGTTCTTGTGCTATGTGTATAGCAATTTGGGTTTGACGTGCTTTCATTTATTGTTGAGAAATAAGTGTCAATAATACTTCCCCAACTACAACTTACTACTTCACCCCGAACATTGCCAACATGATTTGCCGTTGAACATAATTGACTTGGTGTTAATGCACTGCCACCCGCTACCCAGCCATAACTTGGCGGAGTTGTTAATACACACTCTGTCTTATATGCTGCGTCATAGCATGATGCCGATACATTGTCACTCTCATCGGTTGTTGATGTGTAGGGTATACCAATCGGATTCCAACTACAACTTATTATACCTGTATCACATACTATATTTCCAACATCATTTGATGAACTACATGAGTTACCACCAACAGGTGAACTTCCACCACTCGACCAATAATACCTTGCCCAATGTGCGTATAATGTATGGTTGTTAGCCGTTGTAACTACTGTGCCACTTGTCACTTGTGTTGTGTATGCCGTTGATGTATACCAGCCTAAGAATGTCCATCCACTTTGCGATGGTGTCGGTAGTGTGCCGTATGTGCTACCAAATGTCACCGTCTTGTCCGCTACTGCACCGCCACCGTTTTCGTTGAAGTAAACCGTGTATGTGTTAGCCGTATAAGTAGCAACGACAACTTCGTCTTGTATTACGCCCGTATAGTCGCCACTCCAACCCGTAAAGGTATAACCAACTCTTGATGGATTGGTAGGCGGTGTCACACTTCCACCATAAGATGTTGTTTGAGATTTTAAGGTTGTACCATTCCAATCTTTAAATGTCACTGTGAAAGAAGTTTGATTCATTGAGCCAATTGCACTGCCAGTGAGTGTTAATACACCACTTGCGCTGCCAACATAATCGGTTGATTTATAATCAATCGCTTGTCCTACAAGTGTTAATAATCCACTCGCACTTCCAATAAAATCTGTGGACTTATAACCAGTCGCACTACCTATAAGTGTTAATATGCCAGAAGCTTCGCCAACATAATCTGTTGACTTCCATCCTGATGCACTACCGATGAGTGTCAATGTTGCGGACGCTGCACCACTTAAATATGTCTTACCATCGAGTGCTTTCATATATAAATCACATATGTCACCATTGACCATAATATATGTATCACCAATCACGTTCGTCAATGCCCATGATGTCGCACCTGTTACGGCACTTGTCACCGATAGCTTATTACCAACAACCGTGATAGTCGCACTGGCGTCTGTCCCAACAGCTACAGTCGAAAATCGGTCGTAAGTGTGAGTCGTGCTATAAAGCACCTTGAGTGTCTTTGGATTGTTAAAGAACGCACTATCACGGAAAAACTTATCCGTCACATATATGCCTTCATCACCTTTAACCGTGAACTGCCATGTCTCAGCTGTAATCTCGCGGTTATCTTTATACCGATATAATATGTCCGTCTCATAAATTAAGTCATTACCGTCAGGTGTAAATAATAATTTAGGTAATGCACGTGCCTTATCAAGTGCTGCTAAGTAAATCGTTCGGTCATCGGATGCCATGTCAGTGTTTTGCTCACCAATATAAAACTTAGCAACAAACGATGTGAACTCACCTTCACTATCAACGTATGGTGTATAAGATTGATTCACTTTAACGCCAACGTCTTCTTGTGATATAGCCACGTTGTAATTATCTTCCATTCGTATGCTATATAACACACTATCAACCGTATAATGAATCGATCCAATAATGCCATATGCATCTTGCACGTCGGTGTCAAATGTCACGAGGCCAATTTGCATATTTTCTGCACCGATGCTCCATAGATATTCTAACAGTGGCATCGTGCTTGTAAATTCTTCCTTCGTTATTAAGAAATCAAGTTTATTCAAATGGTGCGATAATAATGCATCACTTGCGCTTGCGATGGACGTATATCTTCGCTCTGCGTTGATCCCTGTATAAGATATGGCTGCAAAATGGTTTTTTTGCAACTCTGCGGTATATTCCACATAGCCATCTTCATATACGATGGTGCGCTGTGATAATAAGTAGTCATCAATATAATCGCCTAACGCAGGCACATCATCAAATGTATCAACTCGGCCATAGATAATGGCAGTGTCGTTTGCCATGCTGTTGACTAACTGCTTGTTATATTTACTAAAACCAAGTAAATCAACATACGACGTCGTCTGTGCGTTTGGCATCATGCTATCATGCTTGACGGTGATATCGCGGTCGGTGTTGAACTTCACATCCTCAGCGGTGATATATTCCACATAGAAACTAATATCATCCCAGAAGTCAGATAATATTCCAAGCGACTTGCCACTCGTCTCATTATAAAATATGTTCTCAATCGCACTCGGTGCTGTGATCCAAGCAAACCATGTGGTCTCGTTATACGCAAGTCCGTCAATGGTAGTGCCACCTACGTTGTAATATAACAAGTCACGCTTATAATTACCCGTCACTGGTCCTGTAGTATTACTAACATAAGCCAAGTCATATACCTGCTTAGGCACAACGTGCGATGTGATATCAACATCATATCTAATATCATCATACACTGGCACGCCTTCCACTTTGTCCACTTGCTCGGTAATCACGGTGGATAATACCACCTTAGTCACGAGGCCGATCGGCTTCTCTAATATCAATGACACATTGTCTGTGTTCAATACTGGACTACCAATGGTGCGCGGTGTAATACGCTGTGAGCGATAATTCACATAATCGACATTGACGTTCTTCAACTCACTTTGTAGCGTATGCGCATATTGTTCTGTTGACTGCGAATATTCAATGTTATAATAACTTGCCTCAGGTATCGCACTGCCTATCTCATCGCGCTTAATATACGATATCGTCACGCTGTCTGGCATAGTGACCACTGACTTCACCACGGATAGTAAATCGTTCAATACCTCAAATAACGTTGGATTATTCCATGCCATCTCAGGTGCGTCAATACCTTCCGTGAACGCTTGTAGCTCGTCCGTCTGTAATACATCATAATCTGGAGCATATAACTCTAAATATTGGCTAATGATATCCCATATTGATTTTTTACCACCCTCAAACGGTTGTGTAATTGACCTGTTAGGTAATAAGATACGTTGCAATTTAATGGTATGTGATACTAACTCAACTTCATAATTATAAGTGTTAGGCGTTCCATACACAGCAACCGTTGCTTTATAATAAGAAACCACCATCTTTTTACCATCAATAATCACTTCATCCATCGGTTGGATGTCTAACTTACCAATGTGAGGGAATATTACCTTGCCTGTATCAAGCGTCTGGTTACGATGTTCATTGATATAATATCCATACTCGTAAATCATGTTGACTCCGTTTAAGGTTATCATCTAATATCGACTTCCTTTCACAGATATTGTGCCAACACGCAACCGTTGCATGTCAATTTCTCTATTCTGTATATAATTGCTGGCAAATGATTGTCCAGCTTGCAGTGCGTATTTACCAACAACGGCAATTGCACCTATTGGTCCACCTATGGCTATTGTCATCGCGTCTGCGCCAAGCGACAATGTCTGGTCGAGCATCCTCGTTGCGGTATAATTACCTGTGATGTCTCCCATGATATGCACACCTTGCACGAGTGCCGTCTTAGCCACATTGATGATGGCTGCGTTCACGGCTTTAAGTTGAGGTGATGTCTTACCTTGTTCTTTGCCATCAGGCACTCCAGCGGGTTGATGTGGTTGTATGGCCTCGCCTGTCTGGTCTTTCTCTATCCGTATTCTAATTGGATCAGGCATGTGCCATCACCTCCTTTATAAGATGAAACTAAGCGACAATATCGGCAGTATTTGATTCTCACTGTTGACCGTGAAGCTGTCAAGCCGCATGGTATATGACTCAGTCACTGCACCATCGTTGAATGTCAAAACGATGGCAAACGTGGTATCAACCGCCAACGCTCCTGTCCGTAAGTTTCTAATCTTGGTATTAAGTGTATTGCTCTTATTGATAAGCGTGCAATTGAATTTCAAACTTGCATAACTTATCTTCGTTTGATTTAATGTCTGCGTGCTGTCACGCTTGTTATTAGGCATACCCACATAAGTTAATATGCGACTCGTTGTCTCATACTCTGTGCCATCAATACTCACCGATGTAATCTCACTCACATTGCTTGATATAATCAGCGTGCCACTCACAAGGAGTTGCGATGTATAATTCACACCTGTCGGCTGGAATGTGGTAAGCACTAACGGTGTTGAATAGATTTGATGAATATAATCAAGTCCGTCCGTATATGCGATGTTGTTATATGTCTTCGTAAATGATTCAAATAGCGTCCGTGCGGCTGGCACGTCTGTCGTATATATCGACAGTTGTATCGGTTGCACCGTTGACTCACGGTAGTTGTTACCACTAAGATATTTGATAATCACTAAAATACCATCACCATCATATTGATAGGACAGTTCTTCAGTCACTGTTGCTTGATTGCCTAATATAGATTGTAAATGGTTAAGATAGTTCATAGTTCACCTCAATTCCTAACACGTGTGCCACTTGTGCCACCGTGCGCTCTACCCAATGGTAGTTATTTGCACCCTTGTTAGGACCGCTCATCACCATGCCTTGTTGCTCGTTCACACGCTTGGCATAGTCATATCCATCACGTGGACCAGATATAGTTATTTCCCAATGGTCCACGTGATGGATATGGTTAACCATGTTACGTGAGTCCTTAGGCACGTTGGCTAATAGTGTTGTATATAATAAGTAATAAAAGTCATCGTTCATATTGTCTACCTCACCAGTCCAATCGTGGTCTCAATGATCGGTCGTCTGTTAAATTGCTCGCTTGCGCCCATACCTTTACGCACGATGGATGTCACACGATTAAGGTCACCACCTGCATACACATAGTCATTGACCTCTAAGTCATCCACGATGTCATAGGTTATCATTGATGATATCGTCTGTCTCGACTGCGCGTTGCCCGTCTGTATCATAGCCTCACTGTCATCTTTCACGCCTTCTGCATAAAACACGCCTTGGATGACAGCGTCTTGTGTGAGTTTCATGTTGTTGATATATTTCGCTTTGTAATAAAAGCAACGATCATATTTACCGCGTCTATTTGCACGTGTATCAATACCCATAGGTTACGCCTCCCTCACTATGATTCCATATTGACGATGTTAGCCATCCCATAGCGTTGTAATACATCGAACGCATTAGGTGATAATATGCGATGTGTGTTAGCTGCGTCAACGTATAACTCACCATTAAGTCGCACATAGTCAATTTGATGTAATATCGCTAATTTGAACGCATCTTCATCCCATGTATCATAAAAGAAATTAAGTTCCACATGCATACGCATCCAGTCTTCAATGCGTCTAATAAATATCTCGACAGCCTTCGATGGATTATCAAAGTTAGCCTTCTTGAGTTCAATATCTAAATCAATGCCAGCAAAATCATAGTAGTCTTGCTTTGTGACAGTAGCCATATAGGCCACCTCCTTCGTTGTCACCCATCAACGCGGGTGTGATATATAAAAAACGGGCAAGGGCTATTAACCCTAACCCAATGTGGTTGATTGTATATCTTATGCTAATGTGCCATCAACAAGTCTAACTGCTAATGTCGTTCTGAGTTCCTTGACACCGTATAGGATATCAAATGAAATCACGTCTTGTTTGTAGTCAACATCATAGTCGAAGATAACACGAACAGATAAGCCATCAGCACTTGCTACTGCACTCTTAACCGCACCTTGTGGGATTGCTAAAGGTCTATTAACAAATGCGAACGCGTCTTTATGGAACGCTAAGCTTGAGCCGTTACGCACGATATGACATGCAGTTGCCGCAACGCTTGCTGGGAATGCAGGTGAAACTTTAATGGAGGCTTTAGCGCTATTAGCTAACAAAACATCTTCGGTGAAACGATATAAAATACCACCATAAACGAATCCATCACCAGTTTTTAATGTAGCTGTTGCTGCAGAGCCAACTGTTAAGTCAACTTCACCAGTGTCAGTGCTTGATGCAACGGTAATTGTTCCAACTGCTGTGCCTGATGTAGTCGCAGTCGATGTTGGAGTGTTTTGATCCATATATGAATCAATACCATAAACTGGTCCAAGTTCATTACGTCTGAGTAAGTCATTATCTCCAGCATACGAGCCTTTGATTAAATGATCTAATTGACCATATACATATTTATGATATGGTGACATAACAATGCTGCGTCCAACTTTTGGAGCTTTTGCAATGTCTAATGCTTTCGCAATAGAAGCAAAGTCAGCAAGAGTCGTTGGAGTTGCTGCAGTTCTTGATACTGTGTTACCAGCTTTTTCAAAAATTAAGTTTGCGATGTCTTTGTCGATTTGTTCACCGATTGCTGCCATCGCAGGTTCGATAACTTGCTTGCCGAAATCAACAAGTGATAATGTCCATTCTTTAGATGTAACTGCAACAGATACGTCCTTGAATTTGTCTAACTTAACAGGAACATATGATTCTGTGATATCTTGCTTGTCAATAGTTGATGTGAAATCCTTTGCACTTAATGCCGCAGGAACTCTAACGTTGATCGTGTCGCCAACGTGATTGACGAAGTCTCCACTGTAGTCAGTGTGAACTAAGTCCTTATATACGCAGTTATTGCGTAGGATTGCTAATGCTTCTTTTGCCACCAATTGAGGTGTGATAAGTGTGTTTCCCATGTTTTTAATTTCTCCTTATAGGTTTATTTTTTGATGGGCTTGCCATCTAATCCAAAATTACGACGATATTCGATATACTCGAGATCGGTCATCTCTTCTGGTTTCTTATTGGCTGCACCGTTTAAGTTAAGCGCACTGTTCATATTACGGAACGTATCCTTTAATATCTTAGGATTGGCTTTGATAAACTCAGCAGCACGTGCTTCAAAATCTTCACCCATAGGAACTTTAGTCAATACATAATCGATGAAGTCATCATCCACGTTAAGTCCACGTAATACACCTTCGCTTTCACGTTGTGCATCGCGTTGTTTTAATGTTTGATATTCATCTTTTAATGTCTTATGTTCCTCGAGTGTCTTCACGATGTCATCTAAGTGTGACTCGTCATCAATGCCGAGACGCTTTAATATCTCGACCTGTTTTTCTACATATTTACGTTCAGCCTTAGTTAGTCTGTCTTTAATGATGTCATTAAGTTCAGTCTGTGTGAACGTCTTTTCTGCTGGATCAGCAGGTGGTGTGACTGGAGTGTCATCATTTGGTGTCGCTGGATTAACGACGTTGTTTTCATCCATAATTCAATTCCTCCTAATTGGTAAAACAATACCCACACATGGCAGTGGTCATCCTCTTATCTATATTATACCTTTATTGCCGTCATTTATAAACACTTGATTATCATTAAATTATTTAATCATACTCATATCATACGATTTGATTATATTTAATTGTCAGCAGTGTTATATTTAACACCTAAATCTTGCAATAATACCGTCCGTGTCTCACGTCTATAGTCCCTCGACAAGAACGGATGTGCCTTCATCAATGCTCGTTGGCGTGCTTGCCAGTCATATACCAACTTCTTATCGCGCGCTATTTGCGATGCTAAGGCGTCCGATGGACTCTTGGTATACATACGCTCGTTCATATCCAGACGCGCTTTATATGCGCGGATTTGACGCTCATTGTAGCGTTGCTCTTGAGTCGCTGCGTATTTGTCATCACGATACGATCCGCGCACGAGTCCTAACTCTTGCACGATGCGTTCGTTAGTCGCTTGCTCCACCGATATAGGTGTGAGGTTATGTCTGCAATTTGGCCGTGTGGTAAGATATGGCTTACCCTCACGCACGTCTTGCACAGCTAACATCTGGCGTTGACGTATCGCACGCTCGATGTTACGCACGGTCTCCTCATTATATCCCATCGTGAGATACCGCTTGTCGTAATATACCTTACCTTGATAGTCCTTATGGTCGTCAGCGCAGTCTTGATATACATTGCACGCATAGAACACCACACCAACATTACCACCGACTTCAAGCTGTTGCTTGCCTATCTCATGCTGCACCGTGGTACGCACGTTCATTTCCATATATTCCTTATAACCCATCTGACGTCCATCACGATAGGTTATCTTTAGCCCGTTCTCAATACCTACCTGTGTGGCACGCACGATAGCCTCACGCAGTGGTACGGTGCGTTGTAGCCTCATGACACGTTGCACGCCTCTGGTATGTAGCACCATCGCACTACGCACTAACATGCCCGTCATCTGGTTGGCCGTCTTACGTATCCGCTCGACATCAGCACCTGTCATCTCATGGACTCGGTCGAGTGTCACACCAATAGCCGCCATGGCCTCTTTGGCATCGCGATCCATCTGTCTGCGTAACTTGGCTTTGAGTGCCACCTGATAGTCGCGATATGCATCGGACTCCTCAAGCAGTGTCATGTTGACACGTGATATCATATTAGCCTCAGTGGTCTCAAATAACTCGCGCAGTGTCTCAGCTATCTCATCCGTGAGCTTATGCTACGTCTTCGCCATCTACCTCGTCACCGCCTGTCTCATCACCTGCATAGAGTGATTCCATGTCAAGCAGTGAGGTTGATTTTGTGAACGATATGATATACTCAATAATCTCTTCCTTGTTTGGTGCGTCTGGATAGACCTTCTCAACGAACTGCTCGGGTGTCATTGCACCAGTCGATAACGCTGGCATATATTTGCCAATCATGTCATATAGGAAATAATCCGCCACTTTCTTCTTCGCAGTATCTTCATCCTCACCATACCATTTCATACGATATTCCACCTTGCTCAAGACGCCCGCCACCATGTCTTCACGATCACGACGCATCTCGGATTCTTTATCTTCAATGATACTATCATCGAATTTGATTCTTATTTCACTGTCATCTAACTCATCGACTTGGTTATTCGTGAATGTATTAGTCGCATAAATCACCGTCTGCGTCAATCCGCGCAGGACGTTCTCAAGTAATATCTCATGCTTCTTAATTGTGCGATACAGTGTCGAGTTCTCGGATATGACCTGTGTGGCTGTTGCAACAGCTGAGCCGTCAAATTTGAAATAATTTTCACCCAGTCCACACTTAGAACTTAGGTAGTCAAGCTCAGCATTGATCGCATTGATATATGCATCCCATCTGAGTGCGTCCGTTGGTGTAGATATAATTGGCTTACCTTCATTATTTTCTGGCAAGTGGTAATATAACGTGTCATATGGATCAAATGTCTTGACCATCTTACCATCGGTCATGGATACCTTCCATGCTTCTGTTGATATATAAACCTTCTTACGTCCAAGCACGAACTCTAAATCGAAGCCGTCATATTTATTATCGATGGCTTTCAAGTTGTCGATGGCATTTGCAATAATTGATATACCTATCTCATCGTCCATACCTTCAGTCAAGTAGTTGCTGGATATGTTAGGACGTATGATATAAAACCATGGCAAATTACTACCCGTCTCGAATGTGTAAGACTCGCTCACATCACCACCATTATTAACCACATAGTTATGAATGATATATTGTCCGTCAAGCAGTTGATGCACGACAATGTTCGTTGAGTCAGAGTTACGACTGACAAACGCACACTCGGTGATGTTCTTATCCTCGATCGTGATAGGGTATATCTTCAGTGCGTTCACGAAGTCGATGGACACATATGCCTTACTCTTGTCAATGCGCTTGGTCTTCTCACCTTGCATAATACCCTTGACATTAACCACTAACGCACCCATACCGAGTGCAAACGACTTCTCGATGCCCTCGTTGGCTTTAAGCCAGAAGTTGGTGTGGTTGAATATCTCATCGAGTTTCTCTTTTGCATCGTCAGGCACGATGATATCACAGCGCTCGTTCATGAGTAAATTAGCCCATGTCTCACATATCTGCTTAGCCATACCCATGCTCTTGCGCTCAGCCTCAACATATTCTGAACCGTTATACATCCGATAATTATGAAACCCATATACGTTGCCACGATACCATGACAACCACTGGTTGATACGAACCGATTTGCTCGGTATGATTTTACCAGCACCATAAATACTCTTAATGATTTGATTTACATCCATACATTATCCTCCTCCATGCTACGCTCCTCCATACCAGTCCAGAGCCACCAATATATTGATATGTTCCTCAAAGCTATATTCCAACGCGTCCATCGTGTCAATGTCAGCGGTCTTGCCATCATCAAGGCGCTCGTCAGGGTGTTTGTCATCCCATATACATGATGGAATGGCATCTATCACCGTCTCAGCCTCGTCTAACACATAAAACCGTCCCATGCCCATCATCTTTACCAACGCGTTGATACGCGTCTTGATTGGCTTCTTTAATGCAGGTAATACCTGAACAGGCAGTCCAGCACGTTGCACGGCTTGTTTTAATCCACGGAGTAATATAGGCTCGGCATTGTCCGCACGGGCTTTAATTGCACCCACATCATACTTACTTAATACATATTGACACCACTTCACGAACTCATCATCCAACTCAACAGGTGTGAGGTCACGCTTGATGCGTTTGGATGCCAACACGGACATCGACTTCATGTTAGGACTGAAACCAGTAGCAACGAACGTTGTCGCTGATCCATTCCCACCAAAGTCGACGCCGATGCTGACATGATGGAGGATGGGTGCTTCGTGTAGGATAAATTGATTGGGATTGTTGGCAAACGCGTGATAGATGACTCCCTCAGCACGCTTCCATAAACCTAAGATATAACGGTCATAATATACCGTTCCTTTATATTCACGTTCAAGCGCACGCACATATGCAGATGGCAAGAACGGATTGTCGTATATGGTCCACGACTGATTATATATATCCACATCACTGTCAATGAACGCTTTGAGCCAATGTGTCGGATGTGATGGGTTACCAGTGAAATCACACACACTATATGGTAAACTGAGCCGTGATTTTAGTAACGCAAACACTTCCTTGTTATATTCTACTAACTCATCACAATACGCATATTTGAACTTAGCACCTCGAAGCTTTGCAACCTGTGAAACTTTCTCAGCACCGAGACAATAGACCTTCTCACCAAATAATACAGCAATGTTTTCACTGTTAATACGACCGACTAAGTCCTCACCCCAGAAATCACGCATCGGCTCAAGCACGTTACGTTCGATCGTACCCTTGGATACACCTAAGATGAGATTGAGTCCAGCCTTGCCACGTCTCTCTAATATACGCTCAGGTATAACGTGTGTCACGTCAATATAAGTTTTCCCACATTGAGTTGCACCTATCTTACCGTTCCAGCGATGGGTGGCGTTACGGATGAATTCTAACTGCTTAGGCGATAATTCTAATACCCTGCTCATACGTCATCGTCTTCAGCCTCAGCAACCTTACGCACCTTGATGAGTGTATCTGCTGCAGCCTCGATGAGTTCAGCGTTATTATCCACAACCATTTTTTCCATTTGATTTAAGTATTGTTTACCAAGCCATATTTGCATCGTAACATTACCATTCATCGCGGATTTATATTGCATACGTCTGAGTGACATTCTTCCAGATTCAATACCTTTTTTATATATACGAAGAAACTCTTCATCTTTTTGAAGAGTCCGTGAAGATATATCCAATATTTGAGATATTTCCTCTTGAGTGCATTGAATTTGAGATAAGTCTTCAACAAGTTGATAATCAATAATTTTCTTAGGTCGTCCATTTGGTTTGCCTGTAGGTTTGGCCATGTTATCACCCTCCACATATATTATACCTTAAATGGCGTCAAAATTAAATGATGAGTATGATTAAAGGTGCTAAAACGTCAACTTATAACTTGGGATAATAATTGTAGCATTTTCTATAACTTATCCTATAGTTATTTTTTAAGTACTCTACATAAGGAGAAAACTATAAATATTATCCCAAAATAAAAAAAATATTTTTTGTTATTTACTTTTTGTCATATAGTTGTTATAATACAGTTGGGAGGTGATAGAGGTGAAATTAAGTGATTTCGTAAAAAAATACCGAAAAATGAACTTGCTTAGACAGATTGACTTGGCTGATAAGTTAGAAATGAGTAAAGTTCAAGTTGGAAGAATTGAGTCTGGAAAGACCATATCCATACGAACCATGCGCAAATTATCGCAAGTAATGGAAGTTGATCCAGAGTTAATTTA